TAATAAATGGCGAACGTAACTACATGGAATGGTACAGCTACATTTACAGCTGGAGATACTCCCTTCGGATTTTACGACTCAGATACTGACTTTCAAACTGATGCAGAAAAAGTAGCTAAGTTCTGTGGTACCCGTTTGGGGTATCCTCTTATGGATGTTGAATTACAAGAAGAATCATTCTTTACATGCTTTGAAGAAGCTGTAACTACATACGGAAATGAAGTATTTAATTTTAAAATTAGAGAAAACTATATAAATCTTGAAGGTTCATTAACCGGTAGTAGTATTAATAATCAATTAATTGACCCTACACTCAATCGTATTATACAGATTTCTAAACACTACGGAACAGAAACTGGAGTAGGTGGAAATGTAACTAAATATTCAGGATCTTTAGCAATTACTGCATCTCAGCAATCATATGACTTAAATCAATGGGCTATAGATCAAGGTATTACAGGTAGTATAGAAGTTAGAAGAGTATTTTACGAAGCACCACCAGCAATTCAACGTTATTTTGATCCTTATGCTGGTACAGGTACTGGTATACAGTCATTAATGGACACTTTCGGGTTTGGAGCTTATAGTCCCGGTATTAACTTTATGTTAATGCCTGTATCTTATGATGTAGCTTTAATGCAAGCTATAGAACTTAATGATCAAATAAGAAAATCGCACTATTCTTTTGAGTTAGTCAATAATCAACTAAAATTATTTCCTAGACCAACTACTTCTGGTAATATCTGGTTTGAATACTACAAAAATGATGATAAAAGTGCTATTAACTACAATAGGAGCACAAATCTTATTACAAATGTAGGAGAAGTACCTTATAACAACCCAGTATACTCACAGATTAACAGTGTAGGTCGTCAATGGATATTTAAATACACACTTGCTTTAGCAAAAGAAATGCTTGCTTACATTAGAGGTAAGTATCAAGTGGTTCCTGTACCTGGATCTGAAGCAACTCTTAACCAGGCTGATTTGTTAGCCGATGCTAGATCTGAAAAAACAGAATTATTAGCTAGTTTAAGAGAAATGTTAGATCAGTCTTCTAGAGGAAAACAACTAGAAGCACAGGCAAAAGAAGCAGAAGACGTACAGAATACGTTAAAAACTATTCCAATGACAATTTACGTAGGTTAATGAAGTTATCACATATTATATTAGAGCTAGATTATAAGACCTTTGAAGCAATGGTACAGGTCCAGTATGGAGATGACGGTACCGAAGGGTATGACGATGGATTACGTGCTTTACCAGGGGTAACCACTGTAACAAGAGCATCAGAAGATAGCGATAGAGGTTTAGCTACATATAAAGTTAAGATTATTAGTCAAAAAGATGCTATAACAGCATTTAAAGCGTTTAAAGACAACGCTAAGGCTAAATATAGTAATATAATCGCTATTAAAGTAGGCGAACAAACAATAGAAGAGAAGTAATGTTATTTGGATCTAAGAGAGACTTTGATTTACTGGTTAATATTAACCGGGAACTAGTACATGACTTAGTAGAGCAAGAGATTCTGTACCATAAGTTAAGTTTAGAAGATACTGAGTTTAATTTATATGGAGAATCACTAGATAAGTCATACTGGACCGCAGTTAAACTTAACTGTCTTATAACTAGAGGTGATCAGATCATTGATATACAAGAATTTGGTCCAGATCTAGGTAGAGAAGCATCTTTTGCATTAATTAGACAGGATTTAGCTGATGCTAACATACTTCCAGAGGTAGGAGACATTATTCAGTGGAGTAATGACTTCTATGAGGTAGATACAGTAAGAGAAAATAGATTATTCTTAGGAAAAGATAATAACTACAGTCTGACTTCATATGGAAGTAGTTACGGTGGGTCTTTATCTATTATATTAGATACTCACTTAACTAGAGCCGATAGAGTTGGTATATCACAAGTAAGATAATGGCAGGAACTAAACCAGATATTAACGCAGAAGAGACTAATCTACAGAATAGAGAGCTTCAAGTATCAAGAGCTAACGATAATGTACAGAACTACTCAGTTGGCATTAAAGATATTGATGAATCTATATTTTATTACTTTAATGAGGTGCTAAAACCCCAAGTCTCTCAAAATGGTAAAGTAATTAACGTTCCATTGGTATATGCTTCTCCTGAACGTTGGGCAGCCATGCAGAAAGACGGTTATTACCGTGATAAAAACGGTAAGATGCAGGCTCCACTTATTACATTTAGAAGAGATTCTATAGAAAAGAATAGAAACTTAGGAAATAAGCTAGATGGTAACAATCCTCATAACTATGGGGTGTTTGAAAAGAAGTTTTCTAAGAATAACGTATACGATAGATTCGGTATACTAAATAATAGAATACCAGAAAAGGAATATTACGCAGTAGCAATACCAGACTACGTAAATATAGTATATAGTTGTGTTGTATTTACTGATTATATGGAACAGAATAATAAGATTATAGAAGGAGTTAACTTCGCATCTGATTCTTATTGGGGAAATCCATCTAAATTTAGATTTAGAGCAATGATTGATTCTTATACTACATCAACTGAACTGGTACAAGGTAATGATAGAATAGTAAGAACAGAA